CAGGATGCTGAGAGAATTTTCTTCTTATTATTTCTTTCATGATTTTTAATTTAACTTCTTCCCAATCCTCTCTAATTCTTAACTTACGTCCTGCTCTCTTTGCCCTACCAGCAGTCTCGCATTTTATTATTTTATCCCAATCATCCTCGTGCCAGCTTTTTAATGCTTGAAAAGCGTGTTCTGAGGTAGGAAAAATTCTATTATTAATTCTTACTGGAGCTTCAAAAAAGTTAGATAAAAAACTATTCTCACCTTGAAAATCTTTGATTATATCTTTCATTTTACTATCCTTCCTTAATACCTCTTCCTGTATCTACTATGATTTTTGGCCCTATGTAAGTGTCGGGCAACTCTGCTGTAGAAACCCAATGCTCATAGCCCTTGTCTCCAATAACCAATCTCAAAGCCTCTGCCAACGGGCCAAATGCTCCATCTCTTTGAGAAGCATGGTCATAATCGTCATTGGCTAACCAAAGCGCATCAGCAATGGTCTTTGCAAGTTTATAATTATACATTTACTTTCCTTCCTTTGCTATGGTCAAAGACTGTTCAAGGATAGGGAACATCCTATAGGACATTCCCTCACCTTCAAAAGTCTTTTACAAAAGGTCTATGACTGTCATGCAAACAATCAGTGTAATGGTAATCAAGGTTAGGCAGTTAATTAAATGCCTAATATTTGATTTTTTCACATCGTTTTCACGTCTTAAATTCATAGTCTTTTCCTTTACTATGCGGCGGTTAAAAGGTCAGGGTGATAAGCTACTAGGTAGCTATTGGTATTCTTTGGCATTACTCTAAAGAGAGCTTTACCATCTAGCATCCAAGTTTTACCAGTCTGCTCATCTATAATTTCATAAGAGCCAGTAGGGTGTTTTTCTACTGTATATCCAGAGGCTCTTAATTGCTTGATAATACTTTGTGTGAAAGGTTTTTTCCAAACTTGTACAGTCATTTTACTATCCTTCCTTTTCTAGTTGGTAATTTGCCTGATCAACTTTTCAAGTTCTGCTTCATCATCGTCAATGCTTTCTATAAAGTTACCGAACTCATCCAAAATGTCAAGATTATTTCCTACACTTGGAAAAACCTCAACGCCAAATTGCTTAATCTCTTGATTTACTTGATATAAATTAGATATTTTACCCATTTTACTTTCCTTCCTTTGTTATGAAAGACAACTTATTGCATTGAAAATACCTAATCCTTTGGCATAAACACCATCTACTTTGGCTTCTGCAAGGATAGCTTTAGTGATCCTACCTTTACCTTTCGGAAGCTGACCGTCGGGAAAAGGCAACTCCACATTTACAAAAGTCCCGTCTTTGAGTTGACCATGACAATAAGAAATATCCCAAGCAGGAAAACAGGGATCACTTAATAGTCTGAGCCTTATTATTTTATTTAATCTTTTATCTGCCCAGTCCACAGTTTCTTTAATAGTTTTTGATACAGCGGAATGGTAATCAGCGTAGGAACCGTAGACTTCAGCTAAATTATTTATTTCGTTCATAATTTACTTTCCTTCCTTTGCTATGGTTAAAGACTGTTCAAGGATAGGGAACATCCTAAAGGATGCTCCCTCACCTTCAAAAGTCTTTGCGGTTTAACAAACCTCCTTAATATCGTAAATACCCCAAAGAAAATTCTCTACCTCTATGAGGTCATTTGACATATCGACAAGGGCACCATCGGAAACCCTATAGGTATTCCAACCTGCTCCGTTGGGGCTGACAGAAACCTCAAGACCTTTGCCTTTGGCAAAAGCTTGTATCCAAGCTAAATCGCCATCAGTTCCATCAGCTATGTTGACGATGCCGCCAACACAAGGAATGTGGTACGCCATAGGTAATAAACCTCCTTTGCTATGGTTAAAGACTGCTCAAGAATTGGGAACGTCCCTTGCAAGACGCTCCCTCATCTTCAAAAGTCTTTTGAACTAAGCGGCCTTCGTATAATAAGTATTTGCTTGTCTATGACCTACTGGGAAACCTGTAGGAAGATTTTCCCTATTCTGGAAAAAGTAAAAACTTCCACTGTCGTGAACTGTCACGATAGGCCGTCCAGCACTCTTGACAATCTGGTATTTAGCCCGATGCAACCTCCCGGTTTTCTTATTCTTTGTTTGCCGCAACTTGGTAAATTTAGTTGCATCCTTGCTTAAATAATACATACCAGCAGTTAAACTGGAAATGAACTCAACCAAATTCTTTGTAGAATTTTTCGCCATAACAAACTTCCTTCTCTGATAGTTGTGGTTTGAAACCACAGGGATATGATATCTCTCTCTAGTTCGTAAGAACTCACTAGAGAGATATATCATAATTCTCATCTTGTCAAGAAAAAACATCATCTAACTTCGATGCAGTTTCATCGTACAAAATAAATCTTGATACAGACTAACGAGATATAAAAAACCTAGGTAAATCAAAGACTTGCGTATCATATTACATATCATAACATCACAGAATAATCTGCGGAAAATAAACTTAAATGAACATGCAGGATGAACACAAAGTAGAATGAATATGTAATGTATGAAAACAAGCCCCAGATTTCCTAAGATTTCCTAAGCTCTCCGAAGCTCTTCTAGACTCTAGAGACTTCGAAGAACTCAGTCTCTAGAGGCTAGGAGAGCTTCGGAGAGCAAAGGAAATCTAAGATTTCGCCACAAATTTCTCGAAAATTCTGGGATTTTCTGGACATTCTTCTTAACCCCCGACCCCAAAAATTCCTGCGTGGTGTATATATATAAAACAGACCTCTCAAAAAATTACAAAAAATACAAGGGTCACTCTCATCTGGGGTAATTAATTCCAAACCGGGGCTTGTGTAGTCTACATAGATATGTTATAATCTACACAGACAAGACAAACTCTTTAAATTATATACACTTTATATTTATCTTTTAATATTCCCTTCTTTTATAATAACTATATATAACATATGACAGAACAAAACATAGAAAACACAGAAATAAGCAAGTATGATGGTCTTCTTGCGATGTATTCCTTACTGGATCAGAGGATTACATCCAAATGTAATGATGATTTCCTGTCTTTTATCAGATTAATGGCTCCAACCCTTGTGTCTGACTGGAAGATGGGGAAGCATATCAGGGTTTTAGCAGATAAATTACAGAAAGTTAAGGATGGAAAGATAAAAAGGCTTATGGTCTTTCTTCCTCCCCGTAGTTCAAAGTCTGTAATCTGCTCAAAACTCTTCCCTGCTTGGTATATAGGTAATAATCCAGAGCACGAAATCCTCACAATCTCTCATAGTGACCAACTATCTTCTGATTTCGGTAGATCAGTAAGAGATATTGTTGGAATGGACAAGTTTCAGGACATATTCAAGGGGGTTACTCTAAGATCAGATGTAAGGGCAGCAGGAAAGTGGAAGACAAACCACAATGGAACGTACTATGCGGCAGGTGTGCGAAGCCAGATTGCTGGTAGAGGCGCACATATAGCCATATTAGACGATGCAATGTCTGAAGAAGACTCTTTCTCTGAAGCAGGTAGGAGATATATCAAGGAATGGTATCCTGCTGGCTTAAGAACCCGTATTATGCCTAATGGTGCGATAGTTATCATTAATACAAGGTATCATCATGATGATCTCTGTGGATGGTTGCTAAAACAACAGGAAATAATGGATATGGAAGTAACATATCCTTGGGAAGTTGTAAAGATTCCTGCATGGATAGACGATGAAGCTTCTGAATTACTGGATTTACCTGTAGGATCAAGCTATTTTCCTGAATGGAAGCCAGATGAAATTTTAAGAATAGATGAAGAAGAGATTATTGCAAGTAATGGGTCCAGATACTGGAACTCTTTATATATGCAGAATCCAACCCCTGAAGAAGGGGGTGTAATAAAGAAGAGGTGGATACAGGAGTGGGATTACGATGACCCTCCTGAATGTGATTTTATAATTCAGACATATGATACAGCGTTCAGTACAAGAACAACTGCAGATTTCAGTGTCATACAGACATGGGGTATTTTTGACACAGCAGAAGAAGATGATAAGGGAAGAGAATACTATGGAGGTAATCTTATCCTGCTTGGAAACCAGAGAGGACGCTATGAATACCCTGATCTAAGAAGAATGGCGCAGCTTCTCTACGATGAGTACAGACCAGATGTATGTATTGTAGAAAAGAAAGCCTCTGGACAGTCTCTTATACAGGATATGAGAAGAGGAGGTCTGCCAGTTCTGGAATATACACCAGATAAGGATAAGGTTGCAAGAGTATATGCAGCAAGTCCTCTACTTGAATCAGGAAGAGTTTGGATACCAAAGAATAAAAGATGGGCAGATGAACTTGTAGAAGAATTAATTACCTTTCCCCATGCAAAGCATGATGATCAGGTGGATGCCCTGACAATGGCAGTCCATTATATGAGAGAGTCTTGGCGCATAGGCCACCCAGATGATCCCTCTTGGGAAGATGACGAAAATCCCCGTAGACAACAGAGGGTTGCGTACTGGAATTTTTAGTGTTATAATGGTGCAAGGCGATTACTTGGGACATTTCAAAATTTAAGGATACTTATAAGAATGGCAACTGAACGAAATCCATATGAAACAATAGGACAACAGGCAGAAATCATTACCCTTCCTGTGGGGCAAGGTGGCGTGTCTGCTGAAATAGGAGAAGCAGTTACTATTGATGCATCCCCAGATGGGGGAGTTGTAGTCAATTTTGAGGACAGTCTGGAGGTTGAGCAAAAGCCTACAGTAGAAGAGTGGTTTGAAAATCTCGCTGAAAACATAGATGATACAGAACTAGAAGACATATCTGCAGGAGTTTTTGATAAGTTTACTGCAGATAAGGATTCAAGAAATGAATGGGAGTCTATGTTTGAAAGGGGCTTCGATCTTCTTGGATTAAAACTTGAGGAAGCTTCACAGCCTTTCGAGGGAGCATGTACAGCAGTACATCCAATGCTTGTAGAGAACGCTGTTAAGTTCCAGTCAAAAGCATCCAACGAATTATTTCCTCCTTCTGGTCCAGTTAAAGCTCAGATCATGGGAGACTATTCTCCAGAAAAAGAAATGCAAGCTGACAGGGTAGAGCAGTTTATGAACTACCAGCTTACTGAGCAGATGCCAGAATACTTTGATGAGTTTGAAAGAATGCTTTTCCATCTGCCATTGATAGGCTCAGCATTCAAAAAGATTTATTATGACGCTTCTTTGGACAGACCAGTTTCAGAGTTTGTTCCTATTGACCAGTTCTATGTCTCTTATTATGCAAGTGATTTAAGAAAAGCTGATAGGTATACTCATGTTATTTATAGAAGTCCAAATGATTTAGCTAGAGAAATAGCTTCAGGTATGTATATGGATGTCGATCTTCCAGATGCAGGAATACCAATGCTAAGTGCAATGACAACCAAGATGGATACAATCCTTGGTGTGTCTCCTGCAGGAGCAGATGATCCTCAATATACTTTATTGGAGCAGCATTGTTATCTGGAACTGGAAGATGATCCAGAATACGATGATGGAATTGCTCTTCCCTACATTGTCACTCTGGAAGAGCAATCAAGAAAAATACTTAGTATTCGTAGAAACTATAAACCCGACGACGAAACAAGACAAAAAATATTACATTTTGTACATTATAGATTCGTACCGGGATTCGGTTTTTACGGGTTAGGACTGATCCACTTCCTTGGTAATCTCACAATGACTGCAACAGCAGCCATGAGAGCACTCATTGATGCAGGTCAGTTTGCGAACCTACCGGGGGGATATAAGGCTAAAGGAGTTAGAATTGTAGGCGATAATGATCCAATAGCACCGGGGGAATTTAAAGAAGTTGAAGCAACTGGTATGGACCTAAGTAAAGCAATTATTACTTTGCCATATAAAGAGCCTTCCTCGACTCTGTTCCAGATGCTTGGCTTTGTTTCAGGGGCAGGTCAGAAGTTTGCTGATAACACAGAAAAAATGGTATCAGATGCTTCCTCATATGGTCCTGTCGGAACGACAATGGCTTTGCTTGAAGCGTCAAGTAAGTTTTTCAGTGCTATACATAAAAGACTTCACAAATCGCAGAGAGATGAGCTAAAGATATTGGGAAGAATCAATCACGATTACCTACCAAATGAATATCCGTTCAACGTGCCGGGGCAATCCCGACAGGTTCTGAAAAAGGATTTTGACGGAAGGGTAGATATTATCCCCGTTTCTGATCCCAATATTCCCTCTAATGCACACAGGATGATGTTGGCTCAGATGGCTTTACAGTTATCTCAACAGTCTCCTCCCGGTATGTTTAATCTGGAAGCTTTAAATAGAACAATCCTTGGTGCGGCGAACATGCCGAATCTGGATCAGATACTTCCTCCAAAGATTGAACCTAAACCCCTTGATCCTATTTCAGATATTATGGCTGCAACAAAGGGAGTTCCAATTGCGTCCTTCCCCGGTCAGAATCATGATGCCCATATTCAGGTAAAGATGGCATACTTACAAGACCCTGCTCATGGTCAGTCTCCAATTATGCAGAGAATAAAACCATTAATTGAATCTAATATTCAGGAACATTCAATCATGAAATACCAAGAACAGGTAAATGGTGTTGCAAGAAAGATGATTGAGCAGTTACCTCCTGATCAAGCAGCAATGCCTCAAACAGCAGAACTTGCTATGGCACAGGCTGCACAACAGGTTCTTAATGCAAATATGGCTATGGGTCCACAGCAGTCTCCAGAACAGCAAATGGTAGAGATTGAAAAATCCAGACTAGCCTTGGAACAACAGAAACTTCAGATACAGCTACAGACTGATGCGGCAGAAGCTGCTTTAGAAAATAGAAAGTTAGATATTGAAGAATCTGAAATAGCTGTAAAGGCTGTTCAAAAAGGAGCAGAACAGCAAAGTAAGTCAGAAGAAAAAGAAAGAGATAGAATTGCTAAACAATCCATGAAAGCTGTAGATATGTTATTTAATGCTGCAGTTAAAGATGCAGATTTAAATCAGGAACAGGAATTAAAAGTTATGGATACAGTGGCAAAGCTGGCTCAAGCCTCTAAAGGAAATGAAGTAAAAAGTAATATTGAACAGTTAAAAGCTTTAATAAAATTAATAGATACAGCAGACAGAGGCGAGGCAGAAGGAAAGAAACAATCCCAAGAAACTTTGATTAAGGTTGCAGAGATGGCAACCAGAATGGAAGCAGAAAAGGGTGAATATAATGATAAAGATAAGGAGTAATATATGAACATAATTTCGAGTATTACAATGTGGGGCGAAAAAACAGTAGACTGTTGCTCCAAGTATTGGAAAATTATGATTGCCGTGGGTGTAGGTATGGCAATAGGATATGTCTTTAACATGGTTGGATGGCCTGAGTTCTATCAGAATCAGCCTGTTGTGGAGGCAGCAGAATAAACATGGAGCTTTGGGATGAGGTCGTCCAAAAATATAATCAAGAATTAGAAACAATAGTTAGAGCAGTTGCTGCAGGAAGTGCAGATGATTTTCCTACTTATAAACATATGGTAGGATACTGTGCTGGTATAGAATGGTCAAGAGAAGCACTGAGAGATATTCTTAAGAAAAGAATGCGTTCAGACAACGATGACGATTAAAGGAGAAAATTAAATATGCAACAACTAGCTTTAAACAAAGCAATTGTAAACGATAAATGGATTTCAGGGGAGGAGGAGGAAGTTTCCGATCCTTCTCCTCTTCCGACTATACCGGGATATCATGTTCTAGTTCGTCCCGTTTCTGTTAAAAAAGAAACAAAGGGTGGTATTCTTCTTCCCGATTCAACAAAAGATGACATGGCTTATCTTACAACAGTAGGACGAGTTATAACTTTAGGGAAGTTATCTTATATGGATAAAGATAAATTTCCTGAAGGACCGTGGTGTAAAAAAGGAGACTATGTTTGCTACGGTAAGAATGCAGGAGTAAAGATGCAGTATAAAGGAATTAAATTAATTCTCTTATTTGATGATCAAATTCTGCTAAAAGTACAAAATCCAAAATATTTAGACCCAACATTTAATTTATCTAATTAACAGGGGGTTGCGCGACCACTATAACTTATAGTATAATATAAACACTAACGTAAATCGAATTGCTTTCGTGGCAACGTAAGGGAGAAAATAATGAGTGATACTCAAGAAGGATGGAATAATATAGAAGTGTCGGAAGAAAAGGTAGATTTTGAAATTGAAGAGGAAGAAGCGGCTCCTAAAAGGACAGCGAAACCTGTTGAGGCTAAAGAAAAAACTGTAGAGGAGCCAGAAGAACTTGACGGGATAGAAACAAAAGGAGCACAAAAAAGAATTAGGCAGTTAGTTTCTCAGAGAAAATCTAGAGATGAACAAATCCAGAAACTAGTACAAGATA